GCCGGACACTGTTGCAAGAGCAGTTACATAACCTGCACCTCTGTTAGACCATGTAGGTTGTGTAAGTACACCGTTGCCTACTCGCACTGTCCACGAACCGTTTGCAGTTTTATTTGGATCTGTTATTGTAATTACAGGAGGTACACCTACAGTATAGCCGCTTCCTGGATTAACAATTTTAAACTCTCCTAGCCCGCCGCCTGATATATCTAGTCTAATTAAAGCTTGTGTTCCTGAGGCCGGTGCCGGAACAATTACTCTAGGTTCAATTTGGTATCTAGAAGTACTATCTGGTATTTGTAATGCAGTTCCTGGTGCCATATGATCCCAACCGTATACGCCGTCGGACTCTTTAGCAATTACACAATCTTTTGTTGCAATGTCATAAGCTGTAATATATCCATACTGTCCTGCGCCTGCCCCACTAATAATAACAATACGCATTCCTGCATAATTATCATATGTGTTTGAATCAGCTGCTGATATTTTTATATTACCTAATACATCAACAGGACCGTCTTGTGCATTACCTTGCAATTGCACATATCCTGCTCCTAAAGGACTTTCGCCTACACCGGTTAATCTTACTTGGAATATGCCTCCGTTGACTACATTTGCACTTGTAATAGATGCTCCTGTTCCGGTACCTGTTACTCCATAAGTAGCTGCTGTATATGCTTCACCTGCATTTGAATATTCAAATGCAAGAATGTTTTCACCATCTGTAATTACATTAGCTATTTGTGCTTCTGTTGATCTGTTGTTTACTTGCGCCGAAATAGCTGTTTCAGTGTTGTCTACGCCTTCTGCTACAGACCCATATTTGCCATAAGAGTTATTACCATTTGTTCCTCTTATTTTGCCTCCGTCCTCTGCAAGATAACCAATATGATTATAATATGTGAATACACTTACAAGTTCTGATCTAGCTAGATTAGTTACCCAAACTCCGATACCGTCACTTAGTACTTGTGTAAAGTCATTTGCTACAACCGAGTCATATCCTCCATTATGTAAGTCGCCGTCAATTTTAAGACCTGTACATGCTGTTCCAAACGTTGATACATTTTGTACATATGGCGATTTATAAATCCATTTTGTTGAATCTGCTGGGCCTGTGCCAGGGTCTAATGAAACATAACACGAGTCATTAACAGGACGTCTTGTTAGATATGCATTATCAGCACCCAATACATCTGATAACCCTTGTAATGTCATATTTCTAATTCCGCAAGCACTATTTACATAGAACATTTTTGACTGTTCATATCCTGCTGCAGGTTGAACGATAGTGCTTCTAAGCTCGTCGCCTACTAATGCACAATTTCTTGGTAAACTAATAGGAAGTATTTCTGAATATATGCCAGTCTTAACAAATATAGTTGTATTTGGATATGTAGAATAAGTTACATAAAAATTTATACTATTATCTACTACGTATTCGCCAGTATATAATTCTAAGTTTGATTCAATAGCATCTATAATATCTTTCACAGCATCGTTTTGTGCTTTTGTATTACCTGTAGATTGACTTTCGTAACGGTATGCTACACTGGTATCGCCTGCTTCAACTGAAGTCGATGCATTAACATCTGCATATACAAGTCCTGTGCTAGGATTTATAGAATTAAGCAATGCAGATAAATTAGGAGCTGTAGATGTAATATCTACACTTGATGCAATTTTTGATATTGCTGTTTGTAGCACATATTGATCTATAGATCCTGTAATATCGTAAGGTACAGTGTTAAATTTTGTAGTTGCATCATTGGCTGTTATAAAGTCAGCTGCATATTTTATTGTTGCAAATGGAGCAGATAAACTTGTTCCGTTAGCGGCTCCGTCAACGCCGTCTGCTGAAACATAATAAACTTTTGCAACATAATCAGCAGCAGTCCACTCTAATTCTGTTCCTGTGCTTGATAATATTGTTCCTTCACCGCCCTTGCCAAATCTTTGTTTGTTAAGCTTTCCTGGATTATTATCATATGTGATTAAGTCGCCTCGAGTAGTTAGCACGTTTGTACTAAATCCTTCAGCAAACAGTTCCCAATTATAGCCAGCGCCAGCATAATCTGTATCAGGACGCTTATCTGTAGATCCTAAATGCGGAACTTTTGCTTTGTAAGTATTGCTACCGTATGTTGCAAGGTCTCCTTGTTTATATTCTATATCAGCATACCACTGACCTGTCCAGTATGTACCAGGAATAACCATCTTCCAATGCGGTTCGCTAGGCGGTTCTATGCTTGTGTTATCTAAAATTGCTGTATATAAATTACCATTATGTCTTACAGTATCGCCTACAAAATATTCTAAAGCACTATCATATCCGTAATCTTCTCTAAACTTATAGGCTTCTGTTACCTGTTGCCATGTAGCAGTATCTGACGGTTGTGGTTTTACATTAGTGCTATTAGCTTTTGCTCTATAATTATAACCGCCATAGCTAACTACATCACCTATTTGATAGTAACTAGTATCACTCCATTGGTTGTCAAATTCTAATCCATCAAGGAATAATGACCAATATCCGGAAGTATGATCTGCTGCAAACGTAGTTGCTGTATGATGTGTTGTACAAATCCACAAGCTTCCGCCTTCTTTTACAATATCATTTACTCTATATGTAGTGTCGGCCCATGATTGTAAATAAGATATAGAATCATAAAATACTGACCATTTTGCTATGTCTAGATTTAATCCTAATTCTTGATTATCAGCACTTGTATGTCCTTCAGTACAACGATATAATCTACCTCCGTATCTGACAACGTCATTTACTCTATATCTTGTGCTAGTTAACCAGTTATTTCTATAATCAATTGCCTTCGCTAAAGCTGTCCAATTATGTTGGTCAACTTCTAATCCATTAGTATCAGTACCAGAACTATTATGCGGATACAAACATACATAAACTATTCCATTATAGTTTACTACGTCTCCAAATTCGTAGTAAATACCTGTTGCCCAGTCGCCGCTCCATGTTGTTCCCGGAACTTGGAGTTCCCATTTAGCGTCTGTAGAAAGATCGATTGAATTACCCATTCCTGTATGTGCATTACAATAGTAAAATAAATTAATATTGTCGTCTGCAACTGTAATTCTTATTTCTCTATAAGTTGCACTTGTAAACTGAGAAATATATGTTGACTTTGTAACTTGAACTTTATTAATGTAATATTCAACATCATCGTCATAGCTAAAGCCGCCATTTACATGTGTGCCGTCTTCTAAAGGACTGAATAAAAGCGGATGTGTATCGTTTGTGGCGTCATCTAAATTAAAGACATATGTCAATCCTCTTTTTAATACAAGTGCAGGGTTTTCTTGTCCGTTAACATAAAATACATTTGCAGTATCAAGAGTATTTCTACCTACAGTAGTAGTAAGGTCTTGTACATATGTTCCGTAATCATCATAAAACGAAGTTGCACTCGAAGTGTGTCCTACAAGAGCAACATATGTACTGCCTTCGTAGTGTACAATGTCATCTTTGGTATATGCAGTTGCTATTGCCCAACTGTTTTTCCAATTAAATCTTATTCTGTCTAATTTAAAATCTGCCATTTTTTATTTTCCAATTATGTTCCACTTGTTGACGAATTATCATCGTAAGTGTGTGATCTATTAATGCTTGCTACTAGCTCACCTTCTGAATCTATATAATACCAAATATTTGTTTCGTCCCATTTGTATTGTTCGTAGTTTAAATTACTGTAAACTGGTTCGTGAGCAACGTTTCGGCCTTCGTAAAAATCTGCGCCTCTTTCAAAATTATCATAGTCACTTGTATTTACTCCAGGCTTATTAATTTGGATACTATCACTATGATTCATTTGGTCAAGTTTTCCTAAGAAAAGTTCGCCCTTGTCTGTTCTACGCAAACCGTAAAAATATCTATTTTTTACTTGCTTTTGTACCTCTTCTGGCGATTGTCCTAAATATGATGTCATTACTTTCCCCTTATACTATGTCTACGTAACTAATTACTGCGTCTAAAGAATCATCTTGATCAGCTTGCACAAGCAAAGTATTAGACGGTGCAAGAATTAATTTTTCTCCTGCACTTAACGCCCTCAAACTAGAATTAGCAGGAACCATTACATCTTTCATAAAATGTCCTTGCACACTTGTATCGTCATTAATTAAAATATTAGCATAAATTACATTTTCAGTTAAGTTTGCTAAATTAAAACCAATAATAGTTGATCGTGTAGCTGAATCTGTTTCTATTGCTACAATTGGCAGTACACCAATGTCTTTAATTACTTTATTTTTAAATATTGTTGCCATTTTTTTATCCTAATAATATTACATATTCAATTGCTAATTCTTCTGCTGCAGAATAACTAATCGATCCAGAAGTACCTGCTACAGAAACCCAAGTAGTACCATCATATATTTCTAAGTACGCTTGCTGGGTATTGAAACGAACCATGCCTGTTTCTCTATAAGCTGCGGCAGGTCTTTCTGTGTTTGATCCCACAGGTACAACAAATCCATTTGTACCTTCAATTTTAAAATATCCGCTTCCTGTTTGTTGAAACAATAACGGACTGTCTGCAAGTGTGTTAGTAATAGTGCTGTCTTTAAATGAAACATTATCAAACGCAACTGCTCCTGTACCATTTGCAGATAATGTTAAATTAGTGTCAGCTGTAGTTATACCAACTACATTGCCGTCAATGTATATATCATCTACATCAATTCTAGGTGTTTCTAATGTTGTTGCATTTATACTTAATCTTTCTGCGCCTGAAACATACATTCTAATAGTATCATCATTTGCTCCTGGTGTAAGCTCTGGAGTAATATATGTATCTTGATCTAAATCATATACACCGTTTAATGCTGTCCAATTTCCGTTATAGCCTTCAAATAAATTTGTGTCTGTATTATAACGAATCATACCGTTTGCAGGCGTAGGACGACTAGCTGTATTTCCTGTTGGCAGCTGTAAGCTACCTGTAGATGTTACTTTGATATTGCCGCTAGCACTATTTAAATTAATATCTCCTGATAAACTACTAAGTGTATTTCCACTTAATCTTAGATTACCTGTATCTATTTCTGTCCCTGTAAGCGTTGTTGTACTAGATCCAGTAGTGATAGTTAAACCACTAGTTGTGTCAATATTAAATTCGCTGCTGGTGAAGTCTACTGTTCCGTCTTCTTGATTGACATGGAATAAATCACCTACTCTAAAGTCACCTTTATGATCAACTGAGCTATATCTAATTTTAGCATTGTTTAATTCAGTAACTTCTTGGCTTTGCACAACTGCTGTTGTATCATTTGTAACTTCTTTTCCTGTACCAATGTATGCAAAATTCTGTGATATCAAGTACATTAATATACCACTACCGTCGCCATATGCTCCGTAATTGCCGTAAACATTAGCACTTGCTATTGATCTTACTTCGCCGCCAAAATCAGTTTTATCTGCTAGTGTAACAAAATTAGCTGTTGCTCCGCCGCTAAACCTAAGGTCTTGAGATTGTGTTGCGTCATCAGTAATTGTTTCTGAACTATCATCTGCATTATTAAAATGTAATAGTAATACTGTATTTGTATCGCTAACAAATGCAGAACTTACTGCTCCAAAACTAGATGTATATCTTCCTAAGCCTTTTGTTATACGAACTTCGTCTATGTTGCCATCTAAAAATTCTGCTGAAGCATTCCATTTAGTTCCTATTAAGAATGGTTTAGCCGTTGCTAAGTCTGTTGATACAGTTCCTGTTGCTTCTTCAGTACCATTAACAAATATTTTCATTGTTGTGCCGGTACGTGATACAGCAACATGATACCATGTACTTGTAGTGAGTGTTGTTGATCCAGTAAGCACAGTTGCTCCGTTAATATAAACTTTAGGAACACCTGCATCTACATTTAAATATAATCCAACATCGGTGTCTGCACCAGAACGGAAATCAAATAAACTTCGCACTCCTGTAACTGTATCAAAGTAGAAAAATCCTTCTACTGTAAAGTCACCTGTTCCAAACCCAAAATCATTATTAGATGCAACACCTACGTAATCTTCAGTACCATCTAATATTAAACTACTTGTACCAAACTTTTTAATTGCTGTGTCTGTTACAGGATTTTGATACCTAGTAACAGTTTTTCCACTTCTTTCTGTAGCTACTTGTAACGCTGACAAATTGCCGTTTACATAAAATTTATTATCTGCATCAACTGAATCTACAGTTCCGCTTGCTAGCAAAGTAGTGCCGTCAGTATCATAATAAGAAAAAGTTTGACTCGGAGCTATAGTTCCAACTAAGCCGTCTACTCTAACAGCAGTTTTACCAGTACCTTTAAGTCCTGTGGCGCCGTCTACTGCATACAATCCTTTGTTTGCAAAGTAAGTAAAACAGTTTAGCCATTCTACTCTAACACCGTTTGTAATAGTCAGAGCATCTACTCCTGGCGTAATAAAAGTTACACTATGAAATAAACAGCCAGCTTCTCTTGACCCAGATGTTGCTACAGCACCATCAAGATATGCACCCTTGCCTGCATCACCAGAATCAAATCCTCTAGGATCACTGCCTGTTGTTGTGGAGCCTGCTGTAATTACTGAAACATTTCTTACATAAGGTGATCTTGAAGTAACTGTAAACCCAGTAGCAAATTTAAATGCGTAACCTGTAAAGAAGTCTTTTATTGTTAAATCTTCTACGGTGCTTTCGCCATTAAGATAAAATGCATCGTTATTTTGTGTAATTGCAGTAGGTGTAATGTTTACACCTCGCATAGAATGACCTTTGACTGTAACTCCTGCAGGAATTGTCATTGGAAATACTTCTTGATATGTCCCGGGATATATATGTACTGTGTCGCCGTCTGTAGCTTGCGTTAACGCTTGTGATATACTAGCATACGGGTCATTTGGATGTGTTCCTGTGTTTACATCGTTTCCGTTCTCAGCAACATAAAATATATTACCTTGTCTTAGATTTAAATCTATTCCGTCAATTGCAATTTCGTCAGCTTGGACAGTACCAGCATATACTGTGCTACTATACACTTCATTCCATTGTTTACCTGCTGTGTCTGGGTTTGATCCAAGAGCATATGTGTCTGTAATATCTGGTATAATATCTGATGCAATTTCTGCGTTGAATGTTACATTGTCAGTATCTGCATCACCTATAGTAATATTACCATCTGCTGTAATGCTACCAGTTGCATTAATATCGCCGTATACATTTGTATTAGCATAAACTTCTACAGTACCTGTGCCATTAGGTCTTAACTCTAACGGTGAGTTAGACACTGTAGTTTTAATCTGATTGTTTATTAACTCTAAGTCATCTACGTGTAATTTATTTTGATATACAACACTGTTAGTTGCTGATGTTCCAAGTGTTAATATATCTTGTGTAGTAGATATTCCTGCATCGGAAATAGTAATATCTCCTAGTGTTGCAGAATTTGTAACGTTGAGTGTGGGTGTTCTGGTTGTGCCAGTAACATCTAAATCATATTGAGGCGCTGCATTGTTAATACCAATACGGCTGTTATTAACATCTAGATATAATAAGTCGTTCTCAAATGCAAGATTTACTCCTTCACGAAGTAAGTTTGCCTTTAAGAGCGGTCCACTAATTCGACCAATAGCCATCTCTTCTCCTCAATACGGGGATCCTGTCCCTCTAGCCGAATTCTCACCCTTACGGTTCTTTGCTGGCTAACCACAGTCTGACCCTGCAACGGTTGGTCGACTATTGCATTAATAATATTTATCAAAAATTAAGTATTATGGGGTGTTAGGTTATAATTTTAGCCCAAAACCATTATGTAAAGATCTACTAAATCTCTAATAGTTTGGTCGTTGACTGTGCCATCTTCACCAGCAGATCTTTGCCAATCTTCACCGTTGTATGTTTCAAGATAAGCTTCATCTGTATTCCAGCGGGTTTCACCTAAAGTAGGAGTTGGAGTTTGTGATGCAGTATTGCCAAAAGGAACAACTAGTCCAGTAGTACTGTCAAATTTTACATATCCTAATCCTGTGCTTTCGACTATTACATTATTATTAGAAGTATTTTGTATAGTTGCATTTTTAATAGTTAAATCATCTAAAACTAATTTGCCTGTTCCGTTTGAGCGTAAGTCTAAATCACTATTGCTATCAGTTGTTGTAATTAGATTATTACTAAACATAATATCACCACT